ACCGTTATCTAAACTTTTAGTTTGTTTATTATGATACTCTTTAGTGTTGGAAATTTTAGGTTGTTTCATATCACTATCAATCCTATTCCTCTCAACATCAATTAACTTAGGTGATATTCTTGACATACTTATATTGTTCATTTTTTATATTACAGAAAAGCTGAGTAGGAAATCTACCAAAATTTCCTTTATGTATTATTGGTTTATTCTTATATAAACCTTTACCACCACCATATGTTCCAAGTCCATCTTTACATTTATCACTATCTAAATATGGTTCATCTGTATATATTTTATAAGTTCCACCTTCATCACCAACCCTATTCCCTTCAACACTAATTAACTTAGGTGATATTTTTGACATATTTAAATTTATCATTTTTTATGTTAGTAAATAATTGTGTTGGAAATCTGCCACGATTTTTTTTATAATATGGTTTTATAGTTGAACTAAAATGTATTTTTTCTACCTTTCTTATAGTTTCAATAAACTCATCACCAACCCTATTACCATCAACATCAATTAACTTAGGTGATATTCTTGACATACTTATATCTATCATTTTTTATATTAGTAAATAATTGTGTTGGAAATCTACCAGTTATATTCTGTTTATATGATATAACTTCACTATATTCAACATCTAACCCAGTTACAGACCTCATCAACTTACTACCATCACCCTTGATGTTTGGAAGTATATTATTTGGTATTATATCATCAGTACCAACCCTATTATTCTCAACATCTATTAACTTAGGAGATATTCTTGACATATTTAAATTTATCATTTTTTAATATACAAATGTTTTTTGTCTTGCTTTTTTAATTTCATAATACATACGCATCATGAGACAATCGCTGTAATCAGGACTTCTACCTATTCTCTGTTTAATTAAATCTTTTGATTCAACCTGCGTCTTCCCATCGTTATCTGGGTTCTTTACTCTATGCGCTTGTAACTCCTGAATAATATCATCTTTATTCTTATCAACAACTTTAATATCTCTAACTAATTCTGCTAATTTAAAATAGCATTGACTTCTTAAGTTCATATAGTTCGCCTTATTCAAAGCACTTGAACCACCTTTAAATGGAACACAACCTTTTAAATGATCAGCAACTCCTATTCCTAAACCATCAGCATCAATAACAACATTCTTAATCTTTATGTTAAATGTCTTCATTTTTTCTTTAATGATTTTAATAATTTGTGTCGTATCATTCTTCTCATATGTGTATATATTAAAACATTCCAGTCCATTCCAAATGCCTATCACCGTGTTGTCTTTTCCTATATTAGCTACATCGCAAGTTAAAAACTTCTCACCACCAACTACCTCATTATAGAACATCTGTAAGACATCATCATATTGGAAGATTGCTAAATCATCATCTGAATAGTCCCAGTTTCCATATCTAAGTCTTTGAACCGTAACTGTATCTAATTGTTCAAGATTTTTAATATAATCTTTAGATACAAACTTATTATCATCAGGTAAACCAAGAACTACTTTTCTATAATCTGGTAAAGTTCCTTCTACTGATGGTTTATAGTATTTTGAATAGAGCCAGCCCCTATTGGGGTTGCTCACAAGTAATAGTTTTGGTTTTAAGTTATACTCTATCAACATATGACTTAATCTTGTCTGAAGCTTATTTATAGCGTTCTCACTAATCTCACTAACTTCATCAACTCCTGCGAATGTTAAACTCATACTCATAATTCTATCAAAGTCGGGGTCCGAAGGATTATTGTAAAGTTCCATAAAGAATAATTTAGAACCATTATTGAATGTTATAATCATATCACCTCTGTTGAATGTAAAATCTCTATCTTCTTTTAAATCTTGATGCCTGAAAAATTCAAATAAAGTTTGAAGTGTTGTTTTTTTTAATGAAGTTAATCTACTTCTACATATAGCTCCGTGTATATTTGGATATGCTAAACAATATATAGTTGCCCACGCCACAAGTAAATAACTCTTTGATACTCTGGCTGCCCCACCGAAAAGTATCTGTGTTGTTACATCATCAAATAACATATTCCAAACTTTATATTGTATAGGTAAAGGTTCAAATGTTAATTCTTTTGACATACTTAAATCTATCATTTTTTATATTAGTAAATAATTGTGTTGGAAATCTACCGACTTTTCTACTTGCTATATTCTTAACACATCTAAAATTAATCACACTATCAATAGCATCATTATCTTTTCTATTTTCAATATAATCACCAATCCTATTCCCCTCAACATCAATTAATTTAGGTGATATTCTTGACATACTTATATTGTTCATTTTTTATGTTGGTAAAAAGCTGAGTTGGAAATCTACCATTTTTATTAGGTATATAAATCCTACCATCTTTTATTGTTTCCCTTTCTAAACCACTCGCACCTAAGTTCATCTTTGAACCATCACCCTTAAAATTAACTAATTCGCAACTATCTATTTTATCATCAGTCTCAACCCTATTATTCTCAACATCAATTAACTTAGGTGATATTCTTGACATATTTAAATCTATCATTTTTTATGTTAGTAAAAAGTTGTGTTGGAAATCTACCTAATGGACTATCAGTAGCAACCCAAACTTTATCTACCCCATTTTGAAAATTACCAGCCTTATATACTTTCCCCCTAAAATGATCATTATTTTTACTTGGTATTCTACCAGCATCTATATTAATTAACTTAGGTGATATATTTGACATACTTATATCTATCATTTTTTATGTTAGTAAAAAGTTGTGTTGGAAATCTACCATTTTTATATGTTTCACCCAATTTACTAATTGGTTTATGATTACCAAATTGCCCCCCGTGTATATTAGAAAAATCATTTATATTATTGATTACTTTTTCACTACCAACCCTATTATTCTCAACATCTATTAACTTAGGTGATATATTTGACATACTTATATCTATCATTTTTTATGTTGGTGAAGAGTTGAGTTGGAAATCTGCCAGTTATATTTGGTACAAACTCTATATCTAATGTTTCCCTTTTTAACCCTGATGTACTCGTCATCATCTTACTACCATCACCCTTCATATTAGGTATAAGTGATGGTTTTAATTTGTTATATTCATCATCAGTACCAACCCTATTCCCTTCAATATCTATTAGTTTAGGACTTATTTTCGTCATAAAAATGTTTTATTCTTTTTTTACTTATCTCAACATATTCAGGGTTCATTTCACAAGCTGTTATATTCTTATGATTATAACCTGCATCAAGAAATCCTATCACTTCACTGCCTGAACCTGAAAATGGAATATAAACTTTTTGATCAACTATATCTGGTAGTTTGAATAACTTTGCTATTTCACTTATAAGTTTAATGGGCTTAAGTGTGGGGTGAGTATTCTTCATAGGTGGATATATCCACTCTGGATTTTCACACTTACATAATTCCTTCTTTAATTGTGGAGTTGAACATACAGAACATATTCTATTAATACCATTACCCTTAGCACCATCAGTAGTAGGAACAACATTATCTAATCCCATATTCCTTTCTTTCTTTCCAACCTTAGGAGCATAGTTCAATAAATCTACTCCTTCACTCCACTCAATTATATCATCAAGAACACTCTTATTCTTGGTAGGCTTACTGAATATACAAATCGTCTCCACCATCTGTTTCAACGGGGCTTTTGAGTATTTATAACCATCAAAAACTTTAGCGAGTTCTGATGCTGGTGCGGTTATATTACTCAATTGTCCTATTGGATGTTTCAATATATCACCGCTACTTCCTTTACCTTTATGTTTATTGTTTGGATTTGGACCAACCACCTCCCTCTCCTTTTTAAGTCTCTTATCTAACATCTTACCAGCATCAGTAGCCTTAGGAAAATTTGAAACAAAATACCAATATAAACTTTGGTTAATTTCAAATCCGTTTTTAACCGCATAATAATGTAGAGGTCCTAACTGACGATCCATACCGAACATCAATAAGTATCCACCATATTTCATAACTCTAAAACTCTCCTTAAAGAATGTATCTAATGCTGGACCATCAAGGGCTCCCCACTTATTCATAAAATCTTGTGGCTTACCTTTAATTTGATATGAACCATCCTTATCAATAGTCCACTGGCTACCAAGTTGATATGGTGGATCACAGAATATAGTGTTGAAATTATAATCTTCATAAGTTGTTAAATCTTTTAATACATCATCTGTTTTAATTTTCATATTTATATTATTTTTATTACATATTTATATTTTTCATCATTAATGTTAGTAAATAATTGTGTTGGAAATCTACCACCCTTCCACTTATCATCAAAAGAACCAAACTTAACA